AACCTAGCCTCCAACTAGCCTGCGCTGTTGTTGCGCTTGCGTCATCACCTCTAATCGTTGCCGTAACGACGGTTGTCGATGTAATTGCGGTTATTTCTAGCCACGTCCAATTGTTAGAAGCGTCTTCAAACCTGATCAAGCGACCAACGTCTGTGGATAGAAAACCTTGGTCTGAATTAATGCCGGTCACGGCACTTGCTGTAACTGTGACCGATCCTGTGACGGCAGATAACCCAAGTGTTGTTTCTGTCGTGTTCACTGGCTCGTAAGGTCCATCGATGAAATCTATCTCTGTCAGCGTCCAGCTTGTATCACTAAGGCGCGATAGTTTACGCGGCGCATGATTTGGATGCGCAATATATAAAATATCGGCAGATTGCGTGACAACGATATCTTTCAGCTCATCTTCCAAATAAGGTGTAGTAACTTCGTATGTTGCACCTTTCAAAAACGCATCAGCAAAGACACCAGAGAACGGGCCGGATCTAACCTGACCGTAGTTCCGATAAAAACGAATGTAAGTTTCGCCAAATTCTAAAATATAAGCCTGAGTAACGTTAAATTCAAAAGGTATCAAGCGAGTTTTTTTTGTGCTGTCCTTTACTTTAGACACATGATACAGGCCACCGCGACGCGATGCAGGACCATGCTTTTGAACAATCATATTTTCAAGCGTCTTGCAGCCATTCGAATATTTATTGATATCAATCCGACCATCAAGACGAGGTGACAATTCACCCGCGGTGAAGTTTGTTTGAATGGGTGCACTTCTTGGCATTAATTATTCTCCAAGATCAAAGATCCAGCGTAATTCAATCTACTTGAAACCCAGGTGTCTGCAACAATTTCGTTTGCGCCACTCTCTTGGCTATCAACAGACTTTGCATCCATCAGTTTACGAAGGTAAAGCTCGTACATATTTTGCTGCAACGTACTGCTATCAACCAAAGGAATAGCCAGCTCTGCGGCTAGACGTGCTGAAAGCGCCTCAATAAACTTTGAAGAAAATTCGTTAGGGTCAATAACGCGGCGAATATATTTAATCTTTGCCGTGCCTTCATCAGTCAACAGCTTGCCGCTTTCGATCTCATAAACCATTGTCTGCTGTTCCATGCCAAGAACTTTTAAGCAGTCGGTGGGCAGGGTATAGCTGTACGCATAACCAAACGCTGGACCTTCTGAGTCGCGTGCTAATTCGATGCGCTTAACGGCAAAGTTCCACACATGGTCCGTAATGACATCGTCTCGGACTTGCTCATAAATTAGGTTTGAAATCCTAGCTTGTTCGGTATCTTCGTTTAAAGATGTGATGGCCTCCTGAGAGATACGGGCAAGGCCGTTGTTCACAATTTGCACTACAGAAGTTGCCATTTTACACCTATCTTCAAGGGTGCGGGGAAGGTGATACCCTCCCCCTGTCGCCCTTTAAGTTGCGGAAAAATAAAGGTCGATGACCAATGTACCAGAAGACGGCAAAGAAGCCGCGCCAATGGTAACAAAGATTTCCTCATCAGCATCAAGAGTTGTTTGCCCAGCAGCAGTACCGAACAGTGTCGGAGCGTTTGCTGTGGTAAACGTGCCTGCAGCCTTGTATTTAGCGGTCGCACCAGCAATACCAATTGCAACGGTGGAAGAGCCGAGAGTTGCGGATGCCGTAATAACACCATAAAGGAACTCTTCACCTGCTTTTGCTTTGGCAATAACGATGGTGTCAGAAGTTGTCTGTGATGCGAGTGTGATGGTTGCACGCTTTACACGCACATTACCATCAACCTTGCCACCAGACGGCAAAGACACAGGCGTTGCATAAAGCCCGGTCATTTCATCGGAATAAAATACAGTCATTTCTTAAGACTCCGTACAAGGAACTTCAAGCACTCGTTTTTCTTCCATGCGGGTTGCCCCGATGCCCATAGAGTAAAACACTTGAGTTGCATAGTTTTTATCGGCGCGCTCACTGATTTTAGACACAATGTCTTGACCAACCGCCAAAAGAAGCCCATCCATCTGGAAGGCGAAACAGCGACGATCTGACGAACCATCAACAGGCACAAGCTTGGTCCCATCGATGCGTGAACCGTTTACAGGCATAAACTTGAAACCCATGAAAGTATCAACTTCACCACGAGCAAGAGCTTTAACAGTATTGAAATCAGAAGACTTGATTTCTGTTGTGTTCAACAAGGACTTGATCTGTGAAGCCGTACACACGATGCAACGACCTTCTTCCGGCACGTCGTCACCATCAAAAGTTTCTTTAATAGCAAGCAATGTCGCCAAGTTCATGTTAGAAGCTTGCGCAGACAAAGCTGTTTGAGGGTTTGTTGCTGTTGAGCCACTAACACCAGTGTAAGCGGTGCCCAGCGCCGCGTCGATGATAATCTCATCCATCGCACGACCCATCGCCATAGAAGCGGCCTTGGCGTACTCTGACGTTGGATCGATCAACATGCGGATTTTATCTTCATTATCGATCAAATCAGCCCAATCAAAGTCCTCAAGTGAGACGCGACGGCGAGAGTGCGGTGTGTCCATGCGCGGTGTATCTGCATGTCGGGAAGGACGACGACGAGCAGCAGTAGCGCCGATCTGGTCATAAAAGGCATTTTTGCCTGTTTGGCTTTCTTGGCGAACAAGTCCACGCAGCTTGGAACCTTGTTGTTGAACAAGGTGCTGAACGTTTGCTGAATACTGTTCGACAAAAGCCGTAGTCACATTAATTGACATAGGTTTTATCCTAGAAAAGTTTCACAATTGGTTTTTTTGGAGTATCGCTAAGGCGGTCCAAGCTGCGCCTTGTAGCTTGTCGCGGGTCACATGATGTGAGTATCCACTAAGGGGATAAGGCATGATTTATTATATGTTATAAATTAACCAAAAACAAGTTAATTTATTTCAAATTAAAAACCCCGCCATATAGACGGGGATTAGTTTAAACTTCTTGAATTTTAGGTTTTCTTCCGCGTCGTTTTACTTCTTGCGGCCCTTGCCCTTGTGTTTTTTGCACGTCATTTTTTTGCCCTTCCATGATCCAACCGAAATATTCTGTTGCGTTTTTAATCGTAATACTTGGGCTTCCTGTGTGTGCCATCTTCAAGCACTCTAGCTTAATCTCTTTTTCATCCATATTAAGCACCATAAGCCTGCTGGAATAGGTTTTGCACATCCTTAACAAGCTTCCCATGTTCGGCGTGATTTTTATCAAGATATGCTGGATGCGCCATAAACGAAGCCGCCTTATCGCGCGCCTCTTGCGGTGTCAAAGCTTGTTGACCTTGGTTTGTTGGTCCAGCAAGGTCTTTATCCGGCATGGTCACTTTGGCAATGTTTGCAAATGTGTTCAACACAACAGGATTGTTACCCAGCCCCGATTGCTCCATAAGCGCCGCCAGCTCATCGCCGCCAAATTCAGAGAACGCAGCTTTAGCCATGTTCAAATTTTGGTCATAAGCCGCGCCCCATTCTTTTTTGAGAGCGCTCTCAGCCTCAAATACATTCTTTTCAGTCATTTCATTGAATTTCTCATGTTGACCGATCATGTTTTGGGCCTGCCACTGGACCAAGGCATTAACCTGCTCTTGGTTCAGTCCCTTTTCGTAAGCGAACGATTTAAAGCTTCCAAGTGTTTCGTCATTGAATTGATCTCGGATAAAATCCGGCATTTCATCAGGTAGATCGACTTGATAAGCGTCTGCACTCTCAGGGCGACCAAGGAAGTTATAAACATCGTCCCAATCGTCATCAGTGACGGGTTTGGCGATCTTGTCGCGGCCTAGGTGTGACTGCAAATTTATGTGTGCCGAAGCCAGCTTTTCCACACTGTCATACTTGGCTAATGTGGCGTTGTCCTTAATATCCTCCGACAAAGATGATCGCCATGTTTGTTCTTCGCCTGAGTTTGCAGTATCCGTTTCCGCGGCGGGTGCAATATCTTCTGACATAATTATTCCTCTGTAAGTTTAGAAAAGCTGCGTTCAAGCATTTGCAGCACCATAAGAGCGACAGAACGCCGACCCTCATTAAACAGCATTGCATTTGTATCCGTAACCACCTGACCACCGTCATATGGCAAAGTAACGTCAGAAATGCTGCATTCTTCCATGATATGAGACAACACACGCTGCCCATGTTCACTTCCGAAAACGATTTTATAATCTGATTTTAAATCTTCGTTAGACATTTGAAATGTCCGCCTCCTTAGCTGTCTTGGCAATATCCATACCCTGCTGCATGGTCGCCATAGCTTGTTGCGCTTGCATCATTCGTGCTTGTGCGTCTCTCTCCGCCTGCAAATCCTCGTCAGACTTCATAAGACGAGGCGGAACCCCATTCAATTCTGCAATATAGCGAACTGTATCCGCCCCTTTAATCACTTGCGCTGCTTCTGGATCAACGCCAGCAATAGGCCCAGCAAGTTCAATTGTGCGCATAAGTCCCTGCAAGTCCATTTGCTTCTGGGCGCGAGCCAATGGTGAAACATACTCAATTTTTAACGGTTGTTCCGCAATAATTTCAGGGGGTGCCGGCAGTCTTCCTGCTCTTGATAGGATCCCATAAATTCGCTCAATCATCGGACCGAGAAATTCAGATTGCAAACGTCCAAGTGTAGGGCCAAGCAAACGCATCGTGCGTTCTGTTCTCTCCATTACCTCGGTTGCAGTCATTTGTGGCCCGCCGGTGAACTGCAACTGGTCTAAATAAAACGTTGTTCTGACACGGTTACGGATATCTTCCATCATATCAAATGAGATCGGGATATTTGCACCTGTGATTAGAGGGTCAATATTAGCGCCTTTGCGACGATAGATAAGAGATCCGGGCGTTGTTCTGATGGGCCCCATCACGCCGTCATCATCAACCAATAGAGATGGGTCAACAATCTTCTGCGCTGCTCTTAGCGTGGTCTTCATCATCTCTTGCAGCATCTTAATGTCTGGAAGGGCTGTCATTGCCGGAGAGCGTCCGAAAGTCTCGCCCACTGCCTTTGACCAACGACCCACCATGTAAGGCATTTCGTTAAATCCGCCTTCTTTGATTACATGCTGTTCTTTCTCGTCAATATATACAGAAGCCACAGGAAGCTCTTTAGCAGCTTTCTTACCTTTCTTGACATCATCACGGGGGTAGACGCAATGTAGGATATCAAATTCTTTGTCGTACTCCTTCTTTTCGTAAGTCTGACGCATACGATTTGAAAGACTTTCTTCTCCAAACTTTTGCACAATCTGACGAATTGACATCTTGAAGCATCGATAGACTGTGTCGATAATCCCATCCGAGTTCTCTGCAATAAAGACCTCATTCACGTGGATGGGCTTGAACATAATACCTTCTCGGCGTGATGGCTCACCAATGAATAATACGGATGTCCCGATGCCTGTTAGGGATAGATAATATTCATGCATGTGAGACGAGAACGCGACATCAGGAGAGGACAACTCAGATAAGATCACGTTTGTCGTGTCGTCTAGCCAGTTCTTAACCTCTTCATTGTTGTTATATTCGTCGTCGTCATCTTTAAGACGCAATGAAAACCATTCGCTTGATGGGTTTGTCAGAAAACCATGAATACCCGCGGCAAGCATCTCATTTGAATGCACACCGATGCTGTCATAGATATAATTTGTTCGTTTGTCTCCCTTTGAGCGCTTGGTAACAAAATCAGCTTGGTTCGGCATGACAAAGTTGGCAACATCCTGCCAGTGGTGCTGCCACGTACCTCTATCCGCGCTCATTTTGTCTTTGCGCTTAATCAGGTGAATGATTTTTTCTTGTTGCATTAGTGTTTTCTCGCGCTAACTTTCCAACCATTTACGACGACAGTCGCATTACTGTCGGATTGAACCTGTATCTTTGCAGGGTTATTCAAAACAGCATTACTACCCATGTAAATATTATATAGGAACCGAATTGGTTGCGCGCCCGCTGCTTTGTATACATTGGTGTAGATTTGTTGCGTAAATTGTGCTGGGTCGCCAGATGCGAACTCTAACCCAACATCTACCTGCTGGTTTGCTGTTGTTGTTGTGACCTGCAAGTCAAAACGAAAATCAACTTCGTCGTACAATTCAAGCTGGCTGAAGTCAAAATAGTTGTTGGTGGTGTCCCAAAGGTCCGTGATGCTAGGATGGACAAATCTATTTTGAGAGTTTGTCCCAGCACCATCGTTTGTCATATCAACATAACCGCCACCACCGGTGATATTAATAGGAGTTCCTGCGGTTGTTGTGTCGTTATAATCTGCCCAGCCGCCGCGATTTACAACTGAGATAATAAAATCACGCATATCCTGTTCAGTGATAGAACTGTCAGCCTGACCGTCTTGGAAAAGGTTCGTAAGTAAATCGCTTCTTGTGCGTACAGTATCAGCCATGCTTAACCACCAAGTAATGTCTTTTTAGCAATTTTAGAAGTGTCTGTCACACCTGCGCCACTCGTCAGGATCGTCGATTGACGACCCTTAGCAGAAGCAGCGCGGCGGCGCTTATCAAGTTCAGCCGCTTTAATCTCCTCATCAGACTTCTTAGGCGGCTCAGGTGGCGGTGGTGGTGGCGCTGGTGGCTTTGGGGATGAAAACATTCCGCCCATGATAAAAGTTCCTAACTTGTTAACAGTGATTTGCCGTAATTTGACGTTTGCGTTTGCTGCGCTACTCTCTGCCTTTTTTGATACTCAGGCTCGGTTGTCAGCTTTTCATGCAAGTTCGACGCAGTAGTAGAGAATAGGTCTGTCAGTGGGTTTCTATCTTCTTCTTTACCAAATAGTGCACGCTGTGTCTTTTTCTCAGTTACCGCTTTAATTTTTGCAGCTGGGGAAACTTTTTGCAAAGTCTTATCAAATTTAGCCAGCGGTTTTGCAATTCCACCCATGACAAATTTCCTAAATTAATTCAACTAAAAACAAGTTAACATTTAGACGGCATTTTGTAAATGCGATATTCTTGCGTAAAACCAAGACGCTTGTATAGGCTTCCAATCATCTTTGTGTTAATTCCTGCGGATACACCTAGCAAAGGCTCTTTCACACCTTTCCGCTCACACCAAGATATGTAAGATTTAATCAACTTAATGCCAATCATGCCATTTCTGAACTGAGGCGACACATAAACCGCAAAGTCACCGCTTGTTAGATCATCGCCAAAGAAATGAGGCGTTGCATAAGCTGCAACAAACCCCTTTATCTCTCCATCATCGTAGACTTTTGCCATATATACTTGCGGATTGCTTACCACAGTTTCCGCCAACTCAAGAAGGCGCAACGGGTTGAAATCTAAATTCTTGTAAACACTCTCGCTGTGCATCTGTTTACCTAAAGAGATAACATGCGGTGCATCAAGCATTGTGAAATCACGTATCATTCCATTACCGCCTCGTATTGACGCCCCCTATCTTCCTCATAACCAAATGGGTTGTAATCCATTATTGCTGTATCCTGCTGCGCTCTTGCTGTGCTGGATCTGCTTGTGATGGCTGGGAATAACTCAGTCAGCCCATGTACAAGGGCGTCAACCCTATCAGGTGACCCATCTCCTTCATATCCACTTGCTGTGAATTGGCACATTTGACTTTCAAGTTGTGACCAAACACCAACGTGCTGCACCCTTCCAAGGGCATACACAGCTGCAATAGGCTCAGCCCTCAAGTGCTTACCGCGTGTAGAGTGCACCTCGATAATATTCAGCCCATGTCTCTGGCTTTCCAGAACTGCCCGACACATATCACCGCCTTGGTTCTTCTCAATCACGATGCCATCAGCATCCCACTTATCCATTAACGCAATTGCACGCTGCGCCCATTTCTGCGGAGTGCCCTTAGTGCTGCCATCCTCAAGAACATATCCGACATTGCTTGAAGATAGTCCTACAACAACAATACCGTGCCAATCCGAGTGCTCTTCACTAGACACGGCGGGGTCAATTGCCACAAGGATACGCTCCAAATCGTCAGGAATATCTTTTATCCGATTATCGTTAATGTCTCTCATATGCCAAATAGCGCCAACAGCTTGAGGTTCATAGTCACCCAACCATATGTGACCATAACGATCAGGGCGCATTGCATAATCAAGCTCTCTTTCAGCCTCAAGTTCTTTAGGAAACCAAGGGTTATCAGAAAAGTTTACTTTGATTACAGCGGCACCGGCCGGCGCGCCGTTCTCATGCCTTAAGAATTGATCAACCGCGTCAAGTCTGTTGCGCGGGTTCCAACTAAACCATATTTGAGAACCGGGGGAACGAATTGTAGGGCGCAACATTTCGAGCGAACGAGAAGACATTGTCTGCGCCTCTTCCACCCATGCGATCCGAAAGCCTTCAAGTGATTTAATGCTCTCTGCTGTATGATCTTGCATACCCTGAAAGATGATAAGGCCACCTCCCGGAGTTTCGATGCGGTCATTCAGAACGCGAAACTGGTCAGCGACGCCCATTAATCTAATCTTATCCGCAATCAGTCTATACGCACTCTCTTTGAGTGACTTCTGCACTTCACGCACACAAACAACGCGGGTACCCGGTACTGCGAGGCATTCCTCTACGATCTTCTCACCAAAAAAGTGAGACTTCCCAGATCCGCGACCGCCCCACGCTCCAAGATAACGCAAACCTCCCTGCAATAGGGGTTTAAAAATTTTTGGAGTTCTAATCTGAAGAATTGTCAATAATAACCCTTTCTATACGATGGGTGTTATCGCTTTTACTTTCCACTTCTTGTTTATCTTTCCAACCAAAGTT